GGCACGTGGGTGTTCAGATTCACGTGCTAAATCCATCATGAGCTCTATACCTTCCGATTGTTTATCAGAAAGATTATATAGTGAGGATCTTATATATTCATAATCCTTATCAATATCTTTTTTCATAGTTTATATTATAAAGAAACTCCATTATAATACACTTCATATTTAAGCCATGTATTACTTGGATAAGTGGTTAGGTCATCAGCACACGCAGGACAATTATGTTCAAAAGTTACTTTATCATATGTCCATAGACCTTCTACAAATGTTGTAACAGAGGAAACATTTCGAATAGTTGCGGGAAGATTGGTATTAGTTGGTATACCAGACCAATCTTCTATTACACCTGAGGCGTTTGTATAATCACCAAAATGATTTGCTGCTGAGTCGTGAGTCCAAATTTGGTGAGGTTCATCATAAATCAAATCTCCTGCACCTGGTGTATAAGTATAATTTGTAAAATCAGATTCATATCCTGCCTGCATCATTAAAACCTGACTCCATTCTAAATCCGCTGAAGCTTGGTGCTCTTCATCCCATATGGGCATACCTGCAGCACTATCTCCCATGAGATCGAATCCCTCATAATAAGATCCTAGCATCTCTTTTTTGAACTTTATAAATTCCTCATAATTACGATATGGGGTTAATGAACTCACCAAAAACGTAGGCATTATGGATGGATCAAATTCCGGTGGTGCGATCGCATCAGGTTTAGCTACTGGTTCTGGTTCTTTCCATGTTACATTAACGATAACCTCGCAAGGTGGTGGTCTAAGAACTTGAAGGCAATTATGATCTGTTAATATAAAATCATGTTTAGGTACTATATTTCCGTTACACTCAACAACCTCGTAATCATCTACTACTTTATATCGGGTTCCACCTTTACTTTTCGGCCGCTTTGTTAACGGGATAGTATCTTTAAATGCAGTAACTGTTATTGGTGGTTCTGGAATAGGGGGTTCTGGTGGCATTGGAGGTTCTGGAATAAAATCCGTATTATCTTCCTGTAGTTTTATAACGTCATCATGTCCAATACCTGTTACAACAGCATTAAAGTATGAGTCGTCAGTCCATTTTTCCCACGCACTGTTCCATTCATCAAAATACTGAGCAGGATGTGTAGAATGACCTTCATGACCTGGGTGTGAAGTCTCCCCTTCCAAAACAAGACCATTACATAGAGTCTTAGGACCTGTATGTCTGATTTTTGATTCCATAACATACTTACCATTTACATCACTTTTTAGCACCCAATACCAATGACTATAATGATCAGCTTCTATTGTGTAAGAAGTAGCCTTGTAAGGTTGGAATAGATCGTGCCCTTGATTTTTAGTAACATGAGGGGCATATGGTACACCATCATTGGTATTCCAACCACCAAGAACATTTCCTGCAGATGTCTGAAAGGAGTTTATGTTGTTTTGTATGTCGAAATCAGACATCCATCCCGCGGTCCAACCTAAACTCTCTAGTGTTATCGTTACAGTCTTTTTGCCGTGGTATATCCATCCTTCTTGTTTTCCTAGTGGTTTACCCAAGGTTGTTGATAACCTACAAGTAACATTTTCTGCAGCTGCGTTTGATTCACTAAAGGAATCGTCTCTCCACCATCCTCCACAACTAAAATTGGCATATGTGTGTATTCTGTCCGGATAGTCAGGATCACCGCGAGACGCTGGATTTTGGGGGTCATATTCACCTGCAGCTGAATCAACCTGTGGAGCACCATGATCAGCATAAGTATTATATTTATTTATATCCTCTATTGTTATTTCCGGATCATTAGGATGTGAGTATTTATTCTCTAAATATTTTACTTCAAAATCTCCATCGGCAGTAAATCCTGAGGCCACTTTAAATTTCTTACCCGTGAGTGGGTCTACCATGTCATGAATTTCCCATTTATCTCTTAATTCGGGTCTAACATTTACATGATCCCAATATGCAGCTGCAACACCTGCATTTTGTTCAATCACATCTTTTATAGCACCTAGGACTGTATCTGCCCCATCAAGGACTTGTATACCTTGATACACAACATTACCACCATTAAGGGCTAGGTATTCTGCCAAATTGATACTACTTCCTGTATCAAACTGGTCATAAGGAGAATATAAAAACGATCCTATATAACCTTTCATATAATTAAAATAAGTTTCATCACCTCCAGCTACACCATAATCTTGTATTAAATTATTTTTCGCCCCCATATAGATAGAGTTTCTTTGTTCTCTAGTCAGGTTGTTAATTATATCAACATTGGCTTTCCCTTGATCTTCCCATGGGACGGGTCGCATTGCATCCGGATCAATTATAGTTCCTGTAGGGGCATCTTTATACCTAATAGCAGCTCTTGTAGTATCTACCCTATTGAGAGAGCCCCTATGTGTATTACTGGCATGTGCGGGACCATCATCATATACTAATGCATCAATACTTGAAAATAAAGTGTTTGAATTATTATTATTTTTTGCCATTTTTTATCCTAATTAATGTTCAACAAAAAAGTCGATTGTTATGGGCTAAGATTTACAGGAATTAATATTGTGGTTACTGTTTCTTCAAAGGGTATTGGTGTACCACCCTCCTCACACGACCCACCGGTAGTAGGACCATAACAACCTCCTCTACAGTTATTACTAGTATCTGACCAAGAGCCAGGATTAACACCATAGAAATTTCCAGTTTCAGTTGAATGTGCTGAACTAATCTGTATATGATCTCGTTGGCCAAGAAGTACTTCTTCACCAGCTGCAAACTGTTCCCAAGTTGCGATGCCTGCGTTAGCGTCTTCTAATGACGGTATTCTTAAACCTCCTGCTGCAAACGTTTGTTCAATTGGAGTCCCCCAGGAGATAGAAGTCGTCACAGTACATTGATGAGCACCCGATGGATCCCCAATATTATAGCTGTGTGTAACATTTACAGTACCGAATCCACCACCATCATTAAATAAAATAGTATAAATACCTGGCATGTTACCAGAGGCGTGATGAGTTATCTTCGCTGTTATATAACCTTGAGTTCTAGCACCAACAGGAATCGCTGTACCAGTTTGATACTGGGCCCACGACACTAGTCCACTCGCATGGTCGGCTTGTGTAGGAGCTCGGGTTGATGCTTCTTCAGGAGCTCCTGCCCATGAATTAGACAAAAGTGGGTGAGCCCCTTTATCTAAGTTATCCTGACATATCTCAGATGCAGTTAATTTTCGCACAAATGGTGATTTAGCGTGATCCCTAATTGTATTATCTAACAGACGAACGTCAAGACCAGCACCATCATCCAGAAATACTGCACAAACTTCGAAAGATTTTATTCCTGTTGCCTCCACGACTTCATCCGTGTTATACATTGGTACAATAACACCTTTTCCTTCTAGATCCTTAGGATAGTCAAATTGGTTAGTTGCAGCATCCCAAACACCTTTACCCTGTTCAATGAAATCTAACCATTCAGCTGCTATACTAGTATCTTGCCCTTTCCATCGCTTTACTATATAATCAGCATTTTGATATCCATATACACCTAAAGCAACAACTATTGCTTCATCAACTTCAACTGTATTGCCTGTATTATACCAACTAACTGGTGAGAATAGATGTGTTCCTACATAACCTTTCAGATAATTAAAAATTTCTGCATTTTCCGGATGTACATCATGGTCACGCCCATAGAGAGGCTCCATGATTTGATATTTTAATGCCTTATACACTGCGTTCTGTTGATTAATATTTAAACCTTTCATTATGTTTGGGGTCGTTTCTCTTAATTCCTTTTGTAGATTAGCTGATAAATTGACTTTTGCCCCTAAGTTACGTTCTTCGCCCCAAGCAATACCTGTTAAGAACCGGATGGCCTCCCTGGCAGGCTGAGAACCATTAATCCAAAAAGCTGGATCGTTGATTATCGCATTAACTGTATGTGTTACTTCGTTAGATCTCATTGATGGCATTTTTTTATCCTAATTAATGTTCTACGAAATAGTCTATTGTTTGTACTATAGTATGTGTATCTTCTTTATGCGCAGAGGCAGGATCAACATCAACATTAATAGTTTCTAATAATATCTGTGGTGTTGTAGTAGTATCTGTTATATTAGCATCTACGTGCTTAATAACTTTCCCTTCATGTATACCTTGAAAGAATCTTAACTTAGTAGTGAAGTCTAATGTATATATAATAGATCTTCTTGACTCGAAATCACCTTCATAATCCTCTGAGAGATCAACAGAAGTTAATACAAAAGGAATGTCTGTCTTACGGTTAACATTATTATTCTCTATAATAGTAACAGTATAATCAGGTTGGAATAAAGGTAATATCTGCTCAACAATCTGCAGACCTTCATCCATATTCTTTACTAATATAGAGAGTTGAAACCCTATATTATATGGTGCATATGTTCTAAGATATTGTCGTTTATATGAATCAGTAGGATGAGCATAGGCATCTCTGATTTGTTTATTAAGTTTAGCTGTAGAGTCATAATCAATTGAGGTTAGTTCAAATGCCATTCTAGGTAACTTTAATGCTATCCCTTTGTCAGATAATGTAGGTTCACCTTGTAAACGAGCTATGAACTTCTGTTTAGGTCCATAGGATAACGGCACTTTATTAGTTTCTAATATCTTACCAGAACCATCTCTTCTTTGTACTTTAATGTCATTGAAGAGTGTACCGAATACAGATACAAGGTTTCTTATATGTTGATTATAAAAAGGAGTTTCAAACATTATGGTTCACCAAATGGATTAGTCTCAGAGAAGTCTATAATAGCATCTGAAACCGTTTTGAATTCTAAATTATCTGCTTCTAGATCACTTTGTTTTTCTTTATTAGTCAATAGTTTACCATTTATCATTAATGTAGATGTATTAGCATATATAGTCCATGAAGCACCTGAAGTAGAACCAACAAGTGGATATGTAGTTGATATAGTAAATGCTAATGCTTTACCATCTGTACCTGTTGAATCGTTAATGTATATAATTGGTTGTGTAATACCAGAAGGATATGTTACTTTAGATACTTCACCTGTTACATATACACCGGCTGTAATAGTTGCTTGAGTAACAGTTTCACCTATTACGAATGTACCAGTACCAGAGTTCAACCCAAACACTTCAAAGTCGGAGTGTGTACTTTCAAAAGTATCAATAGCTGATATACCTGTATCAATCTCTTGTGACGAGTATTCAAACATTTCTGTAATGAGTTTATATACCGGTAGATTACCTAATGCATAAAATGGTTGTTCATGTTCTACAAAAGATATCTGAAACATTGTATTAGATAGAGGAAGATATATAAGATCCCCTTCTGTAGGTCTATCAAGTTGTTCTGCTTTATTGTATAGAGATATTTCTTTTTCCCATCTACGTTTAGAGCATATAAATGTAGCTTGATCTCTTATTTGTAGACCAAACTTAGACATTAAATCACCTTCACCGCCCCAATTATCTGTATTTTCTATATACATTTCTAGAGCATAAGAGTCTTTAAAACGAGCATAGTCTTCGTTGAGCAGCTCATCTGTAGTAATAACATCTCTTGGGATATAGTAGACATCCTGACCGAACATCTTTAAAGATTCGATTATGACATCTTCGTATAGATTTTGTTCAGATTTTACTTTATGGTTAAAGAATACGTTAGTAGCCATATCTATTAACCCATCGCAAAGTCAATAGGAAGTTCGTAATCTAACCTAATATTCTCTTCTATTTTCTCTATATCAATTACAGCATCATCGTATATCTGACGACCATTAAGTGTAACACCACCTGGAAGTATCATACCCTCAAACTTAATAAGATTTGCACCCCATTGTCGTTTAATAAGAGCAGTAGTATATTTCTTTAGAAGTCTATCATTATAGAGTGCTGTAACAGAAGCAGGATCTAGTATAGAGTATGCCGCTACAACAATATGATCATCAACTTTTAAATCTTTATCA